ACGCCGGATGTCAGGTGATGACAAGATTCACTTACTTCATGCGTCTTGTTATTGTGGCGAAGACCGAATTGCCTGAGAACATCACACTACTACTTGCATCGCAGTTATCAAAACTTACATTCACTGGATACGAATCGAATTCAGTGAAGGTAAGAGCGCGTTCAGGTGGAAGCAATTCAATGGCCGTAGTTCAAAATGAATCAGGCCAAAATCAGGAAAATGTAAATTACCGAACTTTATACATCGACTTCACGATTCAGTTCCTTTGGAATTATGATTGTGACCAAATTGAAATAGACATGGCATGCGACACTTGTACAAATCCTCTTGACCTTGGATGTCATCAACATTGCGAAACGGTTGCTATTGGCACCAATGCGCTGCATACGGGTAATTATACCATCAAAACATCATTTAATGGTGTTGCGGTTACTCAGACATTCACAGCCACTAAGAATACCGAGATTGTAATTCCATTGGAAAATCTCAATGAGAACTATCAATTTGACATCAGAATTTACGATCCATTTGGTGAGGAGATAACCATTGGACTTCCATCAGAAGATTACGACTGCATCAGAATTACTGTAACACCATAATCAAAATACAATGTTTGAAAATATAGCGACAATCATTTATGTTATCATCATCTCATGTGTTGCAGGATCGACGACATATTTCATTGAGTTTCTAATCGGAAATCCAAATGAAGATAAAGTGAATCTGAGATCCATCTTTTCATGGATTGGAGTTTTGATTGATGAAGGTTATCACCGGACGGAAACTAAAGTGTCAGATTACATGAATGAAAGAGGTGGATCAAATTTGCTCAGTACTACACAAAAATTGAAAGTTACATTCATGCTCAATTGGTACAAGGCACTTGGAGCCTGTCATCTTTGTCTCAATGTTTATGTGACGGCAATAGTTACTTCGTTGGTTTACTACTTCACTGACGTATCAATGTGGTGGGTATTGTTATCGCTTCCGGTTTCATCAATGTTTTTACAATGGCTTTATCAGAGGTTTTGACCTCAGTTTGCTCATAGATTAATGGTGTAAAAGGTCGCAATTTGTGGCCTTTTACTATTTTATAACCTACGTGAAACGTGCATAAACACTAGGAATGTGAAAATATTTCTAAAAATTAGTAGGAATGAGAAAAGATTTACATATATATTTGCAGGGTCAATCAATAACAAACAAAAATTTCGCACAATGAAAACATCAGGAACAACAGGAACAGGACGCCATTTCAGAGTATCCTCCAACAAATCAGCACGCACATTCACCATAGTAGTTGACGGAACAAAATACCGCACAGTGAAAATGAATAAAGAAGAATTTGATTCACGTATGAACAACACGGCAAATGATTGGAACGTTTTCCTAAAATCGAGCAGTGACTACTATGTTGTGAAATAACCTCCGCTGTTTCCGCGAAATTCAGCGGAATCCTGCCCCGCCTCATTCGTGAGTGCGGGGTTTTGGCGGCAAAAGACAACACCAAATGAAAACACTATTCATGTTATGGTCTATGGTAGCAATATTCACCTGCATCATTAACATAGTTGTAGCTATTGAGAACTGGAAAGAATTTAGAAAAGAGTCGATGTCATTATTGATTTTAGCAATTGCTATGTATGTGGCATTCTTATTTTTGGTTGACATATCAAATACATTCTCGAAAATTAATCACTAAAGCAATGATGCACGTCTCACACACTTCATACCCACCAATTAACTTGTACGACCGTAAAATGAATGAGTACTTTCAAAGGTTCTTAATCAAACTTAGAAAGCAGGTTAAGCACGAAGCAACAAAACAATTCTCGAAAAAATGAAAGTATCCGAACTAACATTTGATGAGTGCAGAGGGTTTCTTCTTCAAAGATCAGAACCAATTTTGAAGACTAAAATTCATCCTGGAGAATTCATTCGCAATTCATCACTATCAATATTCGTTGAATGGAAAATGGAAACTCTTAGAAAATCGGGTGACGTTGAAATTGTAATTGATCAACCTGATAAGCATAGCAGTTTTGGAGTTTATTTTAAAGCCGATACTCAGTATCAAGATGACAACAACAATAGAATTTACCAAGGTGACTACATCGGTAAGAAATCACTACCATATCATCGTTGGCTTGTGAAAATTGGAAAGAATGAATTTGTATGTCAATCTCAGCGGTACATTCAAACTAAGGGTTGGTTTAAGACTCCAAATGAAGATCATGAACCTAGTCTATTGCAAATACTGAGCGAAGGCAACGTGTCGGATGTGACACAAGGTATATTATAATCAAGTAAGCGGTTCGGGCTTCTCCGCTTTTAGAAGTCTACAAGCAAATATTACAAAATGGAACAAAAAATTAAATCACTTCAAAAAGGTTACGGAGAAGGAGATATATTCTACTCTACCGATACTAAAGTTGCGATACAATATCGAGTGGAAGAAATTAAAGAAGAATCAAAGCAAGTAAGCCCTGATATGACTTTCAAGGTTTATCGTGGTTATTCAGAAAACAAACTCGTGTTTGAAATGGGGGCAAGTATTTACGTTACGGTTGTCTTCTGGTAGCCTAACCTCTAACCACCACTCAAAGTAATCAAGTAAATCAAATCAATTAAAACAAATAGTATGAAAAATCAATTATTCACACCAAACCAATTCTACATCATCCGTGCTGATAAAGCCGGTGTATTCTTAGCTAAAATCGAGAGTATCGAAGGTGATACAATTGTATGCAACAGTCTTCGCCGCCTGTATTACTGGGAAGGTGCGCTCGACGTTACTCAAATTGCAGCATATGGAATTGACAGACCGCAATCATGTAAATTCTCAACTCAATTGGCAATTACTGATAAATCAACAATATTCAATGTGATTGAGTTCCATCCCGCATCGGACAAAGCTATCGAATCAATTAATTTGGTCAAAGAATGGAACAAAAAATAAATAAGTTCCTGCGAGGCGACGGCAACGGCAACGGCAACGGCGACGGCGACGGCTACGGCAACGGCAACGGCTACGGCTACGGCGACGGCAACGGCTACGGCGACGGCAACGGCGACGGCAACGGCAACGGCGACGGCTACGGCTACGGCGACGGCTACGGCAACGGCAACGGCAACGGCAACGGCGACGGCAACGGCGACGGCTACGGCGACGGCTAACAAAACAAGGAGAACCAAAATGGTAACGAGCAAAAAAGAATCTGGACGGATGGGCGGCCTCGCATCGGCGAAGGCGAAACTGGCGAAGGTGGCGCGCGGGTTGAGGAAGGGAGATGCGGTGACGGTGACAAATCGGCTGTATGCGATCGTCAGCGCGAAAGGCAAGTTGCAATTCGACAAGGGCGCCGCCGAACAAGGTTCTGGCTATCCGGACGTCGCTATCTACTCCACGCGCCGCGGCGCACAGCTCGCACGGCGAGAAGGCGAGCGCGTCATCCGCCTCGGCGATATCTCGGGGATCGTGCAGTGAGTGCCACGAAGGACGACGTGCCGCCGAACGACTGGCACAGCGCCGGCGGTGGGATGCAGTTCTTCACGCGCACCGACGCGCCAGGCTGCCACGGGATGTCTTTTTACTCAGCAACGGAAGCGGGTCCGTGGGCTTCGATCAATCTGAACTCCCTCACCGATGACGACGTGCGCGGCCTGATTCGCATTCTGTCCGCGCGTATAGCGCCTGCCGTCGCGCCAGAACCCGACAACGGCCACCGCCCCGCCGAATCGGGGATCGTGCAGTGACGTACCGATCCCTTCGCATGGAGCCAGGTTACGCGATTCTGCACGCCGCCGGTTCGGCGTCTGCGATCGTGCTGAATCCAGGCGAGCGGACGCTGATCGAGTCGGCCATTGACGCGATCCTGCGCCAACGTCAGCCCGTCGCGCGAGTGCCGACAGACGACGGGCACCGCCCTGCCGAAAACGGAAGCGTGCCCTAGTTGCACAATGCTAACCGCCGCGCTACACTGGCGCGGCATAACCCCATCACCAAAGGAATAACGCCGTGTCCAAAATCTACCTCGTAACCATTTCAGCTGGCGCCGACGACGCGCACACCGAACAGCCGCGCCTGATCCGCGCGAAGACGAAAGCCGGCGCGATTGCGTTCGCCGCGGCCCGCCACATCGACGCGCGCGTGCCGACGCAGGATGAACTGCTAGCCGCGCGTGAGGACGGCGCAAGTATCGAAGACGCGACGAAGGCGGCGGCGCCATGAGTCAGGTCTACTTCCCCACCTTCGAAGAACTCGCCGCCATCGCGGCGATGCAGGGGATGCTGGCCGCGGGGTCAACCATCCCCGCGGCGGATTTGGCGCACGAAGCGGCGAAGCTCGCCGACGCGCTAGCCGAAAGAATGGCGCCGTACGACTCATGACCGTCACCATTGACACCCCCTGCTTCACGACGGAGCCCCAAGGCATCATCTACCACGACAACGTGGTGCAGGGGTCAGACGAATGGCACGAACTGCGGCGCGGTGTATTCACCGCGACCGCCGTCCGCCACGCACTGACACCGACGCTGAAAATCGCCGACAACGACAAATCGCGCGGCCACGTTTACGAACTCGCCGCCCAGCGCATCACCGGCTACGTCGAGCCCAGCTACGTCAACGATCACATGCTGCGCGGCATGAGCGACGAAATCCTTGCGCGCGATATCTACTCCGCCAGGTACGCGCCGGTTCGCGAAACCGGATTCGTCACGAACGACAAATGGGGCTTCACGATCGGCTATTCTCCCGATGGCTTAGTCGCGGCGAACGGCCTGATCGAAGTGAAATCGCACCTGCAAAAAATCCACCTTGAAACGATCCTGCGCCACGTTGACACCGGCGAGATTCCGGCCGACTACATGCTGCAATGCCAGACCGGCCTACTCGTCACCGAGCGCGAATGGCTGGACCTGATTTCGTACTGCGGCGGCATGCACATGTACGTGATGCGGGTTTATCCAGACCCGAAGGTACATGACGCAATCATCGCGGCCGCGACTCTATTCCATGAGCGCTTGGAAGAAGTTTTGTGCGGCTACCGCATGGCCCTGGTGGATCGCGCCGAATTCCTCACTCCCACCGAACGCGTGATTGAGCAGGAAATGACGATATGAAGCCGTTGCCGAGCGTGGAATTGTTGCGCGCCACGTTCGACTACTGTCCGGACACCGGGCGACTTACTTGGAAGCCGCGCGATAGAAACCTCACGTGACTGGAAGCTGGCGGCTTAGATCACACCATGGGCTATAGGCGTGTCAGGTGCGGCGGCATGTACCACCTTGAACACCGCGTAGCGATAGCGATTGTTAGCGGCGAATGGCCGAACGGCGAAGTAGACCACATCAACGGCATTCGCCACGACAACAGACTCTGCAACCTTCGCGTTGTAACGAAATGCGAGAACCTTCGGAACAAAGGTAAGTATCGAAGCAACACCTCCGGTCGCGTTGGCGTTCACTGGCACAAACAGCACCGCAAATGGTCCGCCGTCATCGCCGGCCGAACTATTGGCGTTTTCAAGAACATCGAAGACGCCATTGCCGCGCGCGAGTTGGCCGAGAAAGAATGCAATTACCACGAAAACCACGGGAGCAACCGAAAGTAATGGACATGGCACAAACAATCATTCCGAAAAGTTCGCAGACCAACTTCGACGATCTTCTCGCCGGCCCACGCACTATCACGATTACCGCTGTGAAGTCGTCAGGCAATCCTGAGCAGCCAGTCGCAGTGAGTTACGAAGGCGACCAAGGTAAGCCATTCCTCCCCTGCAAATCAATGCGCCGCGTCATGGTCTCCGCATGGGGTCCGGACGCCGCGCAATACGTCGGCCGCAGCATGACGCTATACGGCGACCCCAAGGTCGCATTCGGCGGCATGCAAGTCGGCGGCATCCGAATCAGCCACATGAGCCACATCGAGAAAGACCTGACGCTCGCGCTGACGGTGACGAAGGCAAAGCGTTCCCCGTTCTCTGTGAAGCGCCTTGACGTGGCCGCGCCGCCCGCGACGACGCCTGCCGATCGCGCCTCCGCATGGGCTGCCGACTACATCGCCGCAGTGAACGGCGCCGACACACTGGAATCCGTCGCGGCCATCGTTGACGAGCGCGCGAAACGTCTCGCGGAGTTGCAGACGAAGCGGCCGGAGCTGCACCTTCGCTGCGAGGCTGCCGTGCGTGGGCGCGTGGCGGCGTTGCAGGCCGGCACCGAACCGCCCGCCGACGAAGGGGAAACGTTCTAATGGCCGCTTCCAGAATCTACGAACGCGACGTGCCCGAGGTTGCGCTTGCGCTGTCCGCACTACACTCCCTGCGCGGCGTCACGGTGGCGACGGAGATCACGGAAGAAGAGCACGGGATGATACTGGCAGGCCGTCGGGATCGGCTCACGAAGTTCCTTGAGAACAAGGGGATCAGCGTGGCGCCGACGCCGAGGGATGCGCCGGAACGGGCGGAGTCAGCAGTCGAATCTGGCTAGTTGCATTTTGCTAACCTTCCGCGTATCGTCTGCATACCGTAACCGCTAGGAGTCCGAAGTGAACGAATCGAACACACACGCCCCGCACCCGATGTCACTTCTGGCCGAAGTCGGGCGCATGCTGCCTACCGGGGCTGCACGATGAGCCGCCGCAAATGTTCGCACAAGGGCATGTGCGTCCTCACCAATCACGCTGCCGGTTACCTCCACTGCTACGGATGCGGACACAGGGTTCGGCCGACCGGCGATATCGAGGTTTTTATGATGAAGGAAGCCAGTGATCCGGGCGAGTTTGGCGCAGGCCACGACATTGGGCCGGGCGGTCGCTACTGGCGTGTTCGGGCCGACATGTGGCGTGCTGGGTTCACCAATTTGGTGGCCCGACTGTCTCCGTTGGTGCCGCCTGTCGAATTTCCCGAAGGCACGGGCGATGTCGATGCGTTCACGGTCGCGCAGCAGATTGCATCGAAGTTGGAAGCGGTGGTCGAGGAATATCGAAATCTGTGCCAGCAGTCGGGCGACCTCCTTGACGCCGTGCATGACGGGATTGCCGCCAACCTCGCCTTCCGCGAAAAGGGTGGTGCGTTGCCGGATGAGGACATGCCCACGTTTTGCGACCGGCTCATCGCGGAGCGTGATCGCGAAAAACTCAACGCGGAAAAATGGTTCAACGAGTACGAAGCGGCAAGTTCCGAACTCACTGTTGCGCTGGATAAATGCGCCGAGCACGTCCGCGAAATCGACGCCCTCCGGGGTGAGCGGGAGGCGCTGAAAGTTCGCGTGTCGGCTGTGGAGCGGAACAGCGACGGGCTGCACCTTGCGCTAACGACGATCTGCTATCTGGACCGCAACGGTTGCTGGTGCATTGGCCGGCACGGCGATTCGGACGTGTCCGACGAAGTGGCAGGCGCCCTAGCCAACCACGAAGCACTGGCCTCCGAGTATTCCTACGGCTCAACGCCGCCTGACGAAGCCCTCCGCGCCCGCCTAAGCGAATCTCCGCTTCGTGGTGAGGGGCAGGTGACCATCGAGGCCGTTGCAACCGTCGTCAGTGAAGGCGGCGAACTGTGGCTTGACTGGCTCCTTGAGGGTGGCATTGGCGCGATCCTGCCCGGCGAACTGCTGTGCATCACCAGCGCGACCATTCCCGACAACGGCCTACTAACCATTGCCTCCCCGCACCCCGCCGAAGCGAACACCACCGGCGCGCAGGGTGGGGATGCTCTCGATGCTAAGCGTTACCGCTGGCTTCGTGACGAAGGTCATGTGACAGACGCGCGAATTGATTCGGCGATAGAAGCCGATCGCCCCGCCGTCGAAAGTCTGCGCGCACAAATCAAGGCTATGTGTGCCGCCCTCTCCACCACCACACCCGCACGCGGGGACAAGGACACTTCACCGTGAGAGAGTACAGATACCGCGATACTGCTGTGCGCTGCCCGGAATGCGAAAGCACGGGCGCCCTGACGAAAGAAATCCCGGCGCATCGGCGCGAGTGGTACGGCACCGACGCTGACGTAGTGGAGCACATGCCCGCAGCACTCGACCGCGAGTGCCCAAACTGCGAGCACCACTGGACCGACTACCCCGAGGGTACGCGATGAACACCGAAACCCAGCCCGGCGAAATTCAGCGGGCCAAAGGAGAGTATCGATAATGGCTAGCCCGACACTTCCGCTGACACGACACCCGCCATT